TAAAAATAGACGCAGATGATGAAATCATTGCAATAACATCTCTTGCAAGAAGCTCAACTGAAAAATATGTAGTATTCTTTACAAAAAATGGTTTAATGAAAAAAACATTGCTTGAAGAATATACAAAAGTAAAAAGAGGAACAGGAATTGCGGCAATCAAAATAAATGAAGGAGATTCAATAGTAAATGTTGAATTTTTAAATGAAGAACAAATTCTTGTTATCACTAAAAAAGGTATGGCAATTCGTTTTGAATCTAAACTTGTTAATTCTGTTGGAAGAATTGCGGCAGGTGTAAAAACTATTAAACTTGATGATGGTGATGAACTTATCGCAGGATTGCCAATTACTTCTGAAACAGATGAAGTTGGAATTATCTCAACTAAAGGATATGGAAAGAAAACTTCAATTAAAGAGTTTACTATCCAAGGCAGAGCAGGAAAAGGTATTGTTATTTATAAACCTACAATGGTTTATGGAGAGATTGCAATAGCTACAATTATAAAGCCTACTGATAATATTTTATTAATTGGTAAGCCTAATTCTATATGCATTTCTGCCACAGAACTTCCTTTATTAAGTAGAACAAGTTTTGGTAATATAATGATAAAATCAAATATTCAATCGGGGGTAAAGTTTTAATGTCAAAAATGTTATATTGTCCCACTTGTCAAGAAAAAGTTCATTTTCATCTTGATGAGTGGGGCCGCACCCCATGGCATTTACATTGTGAAAATTGCAATATAAATATAGGAATAAATTGTTTAAAAAGAGCAGAAGAACTTTTATCAAAATATCATACTCCCAATATTTGGGTTGAATATTATGGCAATGCAGTTCAAATTCTTAATATAGATGGTAAATATATAATAAATAACACAGAGGCTTAAACGCCTCTGTTTGTTTTTTATAAAAATTTTTGTTATAATAAATTATACAAAATAAAAAGGAATGAGGAAATAGATATGGATTTTGTTAGCAGAGAAGAGTCTATAAGAATGGTACCAACACCTTTTAAAGACTTTTATTCTTCAATAGATGCTATCCCTCAAGATGAAATCAGAAAATTAATTGACCTTTTAAATTATTATACTGATTTTTATGAAAAGGGGGAGCCCCTTATCTCAGACCAAGCTTGGGACGATATGTATTTTACTGTAAAAGAATGGGAAAGAATTAAAGGAATTGTTTATCCTAATTCCCCTACACAACATATTTCTTATCAAACTGTCTCAAAACTTGAACCTATTGAGCACGAACACTTAATGTTATCACTTGATAAAACAAAAGAACCACTTGATATCGAAGCATTTCTGGAAGGACAGGAATATGTAGGGATGTTTAAAATGGATGGGCTTACCTGTTCATTGACATATGAAAATGGAGTTTTAACAAGAGCAGAAACAAGAGGAAATGGTAAAAAAGGAGAAAATATTCTACACAATGCTCGTGTAATAAAAAATATTCCTCAAAAAATATCTATTACTAATAGAAAAGTAGTGGTAGATGGAGAAATTATTTGTAACATTTCAAACTTTGCGAAGTTTCAAAAAGAATATAAAAATCCTCGTAACTTTGCGGCAGGTAGTATAAGACTCCTTTCTGCAGAAGAATGTTCAAAAAGAAATCTTGAATTTATTGCTTGGGATTTAATTGAAGGATATAAAAGTGCAAACTTTTTCTTAAAATTAGATTTCTTAAAAGAATTAGGATTTACAGTTGTTCCCTATATTTGGGGAACATCACCATCATTTACAATAAAAGACCTTGATGACTTAAGAAAAGAATATTCGCATTATCCTATTGATGGATATGTATTTAAGTTTGATAACATTGAATTTGGTGAGAAAAAAGGTAAAACAGACCATCATTTTAAAAATGCAATAGCATTTAAATTTTATGATGAAATGTATGAAACTCGTTTGAAATATATTGATTGGACAATGGGTAGAACTGGTGTACTTACTCCTGTTGCAGTTTTTGAGCCAATAGATATAGATGGCTCTATTGTTGAAAGAGCTTCACTTCATAATGTTAGTGTAATGAGAGATATTCTTGGAGATTGCTCTTACGTTGGGGAGCCTTTAAGAGTCGCAAAAATGAATATGATTATTCCACAAGTTCTTGAAGCTGGACCTAAAATGACTTATGAAGAAATTTTAAAGCACTGCGGGATAACAGCTCTTGATGAAATTTCAATATGTCCAATATGTGGTGGAGAAGTTTCAATAACACCAAGTGATAATGGCATTCTCAATGCAATATGTCAAAATCCAAGCTGTGAAGGAAAACTTATTAATCGTTTAGACCATTTCTGCGGGAAGAAAGGTTTAGACATAAAAGGTATTTCAAAAGCAACTTTAAATAAACTTATTGATTGGGGATGGGTAGAAAGTCCAATAGATATTTTTACTCTTTGTCTACATAAAAGTGAATGGGTAAAAAAAGCTGGATTTGGGATAGCTTCGGTAAACAAAATTCTTAATTCAATAGAAGAACACAAAAAAACAACTCTTGCAGCTTTTATCTCTTCTCTTGGTATCCCTCTTATAGGAGTTTCAGTTGCAAAAATCTTAGCTGAAACATTTGATACTTATGAAGATTTTAGAAAAGCTGTGGATAACAAAGAATACAGTTTTGCATTGCTCGCGGGATTCGGTCCAGAAATGAATTGTGCATTGAAGTCTTTCGATTTTACAGAAGCAGACTCAATTGTTCCATTCCTCTCAATAGAAACAAAGAAAATTACAAAAGAGGAGTTAATTACAAATAAAAAATTAAAAGATAAGGTTGTAGTTATCACTGGTAAGCTAACAACATTTAAAAATAGAAATGAATTAAAAGATTTAATTATAAAAAATGGTGGTAAAGTATCTGATTCAATAACCAGTAAAACATCACTTCTTATCAATAATGATATAAATAGCAATTCATCAAAGAATAAAACTGCAAAAAGCAAAGGTATTCCGATTATATCAGAGGCAGATTTTATTCAGTCATATATTGAAAAATGAAAAAATTTTTGATATAATAATATTGTAAGATAAAGATGAATAAAAAATAATCTCAAAAAAAAATTTGACTTTTCAAAAAATTTTTGATATAATATATATAAAGGTGAGAAAATTAAACATTCATCTAAATTATAAAAATATTTAATTAAAAGGAGAAAAAATTATTATGGCACTTAAAGAAAATAGTAGATTGGTTTATGATTTTGTAGTAGCACACGACGGAGAAGATTTCACCGCTAATGACATTGCTGAGGCAACAGGACTTTCACCTCGTTCAGTAAATGGTATTATTACTTCAGCTTTTCAGCGTCATAGAGATGCAGATAAGAATGTTGTACCTCTAATGGTTCGTGTTCCTGCTGAGATTGAAGACCCTGAGACAGGACTTCATAAGGCAGTTAAATTTGTTCAGCTTACAGCTGAAGGAAGAGCTTTCGATCCAGACGCAGAATAATAAAACAATATAAAAACAAAAATGGGGTTAGAAAACTATCTAACCCCATTTTTTAAAAGGTGATAATTATGTAGATAGCAGCAATTATATGTGGAATATTAGCCGTTATATGCGGCATTATCGCTATTATTTATTGTTCAAAACGAACAATAAAATTAAATATATAGCAATAGAGATATTTACAAAACCTAAGTGAAAAAATTATTGACGCTTCTCATTAGGTAGAGTAGATTACTAAAAATATGAAAAAACAAAGATAGAAAGCAGAACAAGAGCAATAGAAAATCGAAAAAGAAATATAGTTTTATAAAAATTCTGCGGAAAAGGAAGCTAAATAGTTACAAGAACTATAGGATAAAAAAAGTATAGTAATTACTGAATTAGGCATCGGTTTAAAAGAAAAGGATAAATTAAATGAGGACATAAAAAAATTAAAAAATACATTAGCCGCCGCAACAGAAAATGAAGTAAGAGAAAGATAGAAAAAAGAAAAAATTAATTTCTATAAATTAACTATTTCAGATGAAGATTTGGCGGATGTTGAAATGTTGGAAAAATTAAAAGTTTCTTTCCATAAACCTGTTGTATTAAGTAAACTTATATGGACTCAATATTTTCAAAAACAAATGACTGATTTATGTAATAGAGTTCTTGGTAAAAAAATAGTTTGTGGTATTTATAAAATAACTAATACAATTACAGGTGAACAATATATAGGGCAAAGTAAAAATATAGATGATAGATGGAAAGCCCATTGTAAATGTGGACTTGGAATAGATGCTTCTGCAACTAATGCCTTATATAATAATATGCAAAAATATAAAGTTTGGAACTTTACTTTTGAATTATTAGAAGAGTGTCCGCCTGAACAACTTAATGAAAAAGAAGCATTTTGGATTTAGTCTTATCAAAGTAATATATATGGATTAAATACACAAAAAGGAGTTACAAGGAAATGAAGTTTGAGAATACTTATGTAGGAAATTTTGAAGGAGCTATTAGAGGAATGAGAAACCCTCTTGCAAGCTGGGATAAAAGCGATAGCAAATGGGATGGAGATAATTATATTATAGGTGAAAAAGATATAGATTTGGCTCAACGTTTGATAAAAGCAGGTTCAGAACATCGTAAATTTTTAAGACAAATATTCGTTTCTGTTGACATAACAGCTCCACTCTATTGGTAAAATTTCTGCCAATGAAAGACTTTTCCGATTCATCATCGGGGTATTAATAAAAGATTAATGCTAACGAGGGTAAAATCTCGTGGGAAAATATGTGTCAAAATCTTATAAAGTTATAGATACATCTTTTATATATAATAGAAGGGAATGATTATATATGGAAAGAAAATCTAAACCGAGACAAGATTTAACAAATCAAAAATTTAATTATCTTACTCCTATTGAATATATTAAAGGAGGAAAATGGAAATGCATTTGTGATTGTGGAAAAACAACTATTGTTGATACAAGAAATTTAAAATCAAATCATACAAAAAGTTGTGGTTGTAAAATAAAAGAAACTAAAAATGTTATTGATATGATAGATTTTGAAAATGATGGAATAAAAGTTTTACGTAGAAATGGTTCTGATAATCAACAAATTGCATTATGGGAATGTTAGTGTAAATATTGTGGAAATATATTCACCACAAGAGGAAGTCATTTACGAGATGGCTCAGTTCAAAGTTGTGGTTGCATAAATTCAAAAGGATAGCAAGAAATTACAAAATTTTTAATTAAAAATAACATAGAATTTGCAAAGCAATATACTTTTCCTGATTTACAAGACAAAAGAAAATTAAGATTTGATTTCGCAGTTTTTCATCAAGGACAACTTCAATATTTAATTGAATATAATGGATAGCAACATTATAAAAAATCATAGGGTTCTTGGAGTGATGGTTTTGAAATTTTACAAAAGCATGACCAAATGAAACGTGATTATTGTAAATAGCATAATATTAAATTAATTGAAATTAAATATGATGAAAAAATAAGTGACATATTACCTGTATCGACTATCTCCTAAGCCTTCCGGGCAGGAGAGTAGGAATGCTATTGATACGCATTTAAGTTTTAGGAAACGAAGCTTATGAAAACCGAAAAGGTCTCCTTACTATTTAGTAAGTAAAAAATAGTCAGCGTCTACCGTATCCTTAGACGGGAAAGAAATGGATACCTATAAGGTTGCAACAGTTGCTAATAGTACATCAACAATGCACAAATTAGCCTCTACTCCAATTACTCTTGATTGTTTTGAAACGGATGATTTTGAAGAAGATTTAGAGTATTTTCAAGGAAATACAACAGGAATGTTATCTGAAGTCATAATTGAACAACTTGAATTTTTAAGACAGCAATATAATGAAACAAAAGATGTTCGTTATTGGAAAGAACTTATTAGATGGCTTCCTGAAAGTTGGTTACAAAAAAGAACTTGGACTGCTAATTATGAAACAATTAGAGCAATTTGTTCTAAAGGTCAACGCCGCAATCACAAGCTCTCAGAATGGCGTGTATCATTTATTAATTGGGCAAGAACACTTCCCTACGCAAAAGAATTTATTTTTGATGATGAACAAGAATAATAATTTATTTGAAAAATAATAAAAAATTTGTTATAATATAATTACAATAAAGAAAAAAGGAGATTATATTATGACGGACAGAGAATCATTTTTAGACTATGTAGGCAGAATAATTGAAGAGTTTGATAAAAATATTACTAAAACAGTTCACGGAGATCAGGTTAGACGTTACTGGAAAGTTCTTCTTGATGGAGAAGAAACTGGTAAGAAAGTAACAGAAAATGGTCAGAAGATTTTGATTTTTATGCAGGAAAATGAAGAAGCTATGAACAATATTTTCACTTCAAAAGAAATTGCAGAGGCTCTCTTTGTTTCTGGTCGCTCTATTTCTGGCTCAATGCGTAAACTTTTTGGAGATGGATATATTAATAAAGAAGGCAACAATCCTGTAAAATATTCTTTAACTGACCTTGGACGGAACTTATCATTGAAAAATTGAAAAATTTTTGTTATAATAAATATATAAGATAAAAAATGAGAAAAAAATAAGTTGAACTAAAGGAGAAAATATTTTATGAAGAAAAATGCAAAATTTATTAATTCATTGAAAATTGAAGGATACGTTTATGGCACAGGTAGCGGTTTTGACCAGCTTTCAGTTAGAGTAACTGGTGAGAACTCAAAGCATCCTGGTACAACTTATATCGCAGGTAATCTTGAAATTGCAACAGATGAAGATTGCCTTAATATTGTAACAGTTCATTATAGCTATGTTACACCTACTTATGCATCTGGTAAGGCTAACAAGACTTATGATGTCTTGAAGACTATTATAGATAATGCAGAAAAAAAGACAGTTATGACTGGCGGAAAGGATAATGCACTTAAGGTTAAGTGTTCAGGAGTATCTCTTGGAGTTAATGACTTTATTGCATCAGATGGTTCAAAGGTTGCAGCTCTCAGAAATGAAAATGGTTTCTGTGAATTTGTAAATGTTTTCACTGAGGATGAAGATGAAAAACATAAGTTTACAACAGATATGCTCATTACAAAAGTAACTCGTATTGAGGCAGACCCTGAAAAGAATATTGATGCTGATTATGCAAATGTTTCAGGTTGTGTTTTTGGATTTGGTCCTAAGATTATTCCAGCAACATTTGTAGTAAAGAACGAAGCAGGTATTAAATACTTTGAAGATTTTGAAGCTTCTCCTGCAAATCCTATATTTACAAAAGTTTGGGGCAGAATTAACTGCTCAATCACAAAAATTGTAAAGACAGAAGAGTCAGCATTTGGTGAAGCAGCAGTGCAGACTTATGATAAAAAAGTTCGTGAGTATGTCATTACTGGTACAGCAAAAGTTGTATATGACTTTGGTGATGAAGAAGTTCTTACTGCTGAAGATGTAAAAGAAATGTCTCAGGCAAGACAGACAGTTCTCGCTGAAGTACAGAAGAGATTCGATGAAAAGAGTAACGCCATTGCAGCAACTCCAACAACACCTTCAAAGAAGGCAGCTCCAAAGAACAACGCAATTCTTGATGGAGATTTTAACTTTTAATTTGAAGAGGGTTTCCCCTCTTCTATTAAAAGATGAAAGGAGTAAATAATATGGCAGATATAGATATTTTTAATATACAACCACACCAAGTAAGTAGAGATTTAAGAGGATACTCAGTATTCTTTTATGGCGGATGGAAGACTAAGTTTTATTGGTCTCTTTATAGGCAACTATAAAGCAAACATTAGACTAAAAACGGGAAGGCTTATATTTTTTATAATATATGTTAATCCGAACGGAAGTTATATAATAAAATGTATAACACGTGCAACGCGTAGATGTTGAAACTAAAAATTTAAAGGAGTATGTTTTCAGATATGAACATCCAAAATTTAATAAATGAATATATATTAGGAGGCTCAATAGCTCAACTTTCAAGAAAATATGCTATAACATCATATAAAATTAAAAAAATTCTTGAAAATAATAATATTCATATACGAACAAGGGCAGAACAAAATAAAATTAGTAATGCTCAACGTGCAAGCAGTGTAAATAATGATTATTTTTCTAATATTATAACAGTAAATCAAGCTTGGTTATTAGGTTTTCTTGCTGCAGATGGCTGGATTGAAAAAGATAGAAACAGAATAAATTTAGAACTTTCTATTGTAGATAAGGAAATATTAGAAAAAATAAAAAAAGAAGTTCAAATAGAAAATAAAATCTTAGAAAGAGAAACTAATAAAGGTTTTTCTATCGCAAGATTGAGTTGGACAAGCGGTATTCAAAAAAATAAATTAGCTCATTATGGAATAGTACCTAATAAAACTTATAAAGAAATGCATTTACCATTATTTAAAAATGAAGATTTAACTTATGCTTTTATTTTAGGGTATTTTGACGGAGATGGTTCTATTTCAATAAATAATGATTATTGTAGATTTAGAATTTGTGCTTATCGTCCTGAATTATTAAAAGATATATATATTTTTTTAAATAAAAAAGGAAGTTTAAATCAAAATTCAAAAGGCTTATGGGAATTAAGTATTTCTACTACTTATTCAATTCCATTGTTTCAAAAATTATATAGTTTGAATAGTTTACATTTAGCACGAAAATATAATAAATTTTTAGAATATAATACATCCAAGAGAGTCTAATATCTTTTTAATTAAAGATAAGAAGGTACGCTGAACTTATAGAAAAAAATAACTATAAGAGCTAAAGGATAAAAAGCCTTTAGGATAACAAATTGGGTAAAACAACAATAGCATCAAAATTTCCTAACGCTCTTTTACTTGCATTTGAAAAAGGTTATAATGCTTTGGCAGGTGTAAAACCTCAGCCAATTAACACTTGGGCGTAGTTTAAAAAAGTTCTACGTCAGTTAAAAGACCCCCGTGCAAAAGAAATGTATGAAACAATTATTGTTGATACTGCGGACATCGCATATGATTATTGTACAAAATATATATGTGATAATACACCTCGTTCAGATGGAACAATAGGTGTCGATAGTATAAGCGATATTCCATTTGGAAAAGGCTATGGACTTGTAGAAAAATAGTTTGATAGAGCCCTTCGCTCAATAGTTCAAATGGATTATGGTCTTGTTATAATTTCTCACGAAACTGATAAAACATTTACTGATGAATCTGGTAATCAGTTTAATAAAATTGTTCCTACTCTTGATAAAAGAGCAAATAATGTTTGTGCAAGAATGTGCGATATTGTTGGCTACTCAAGAGCAGTTTCTAATGCTGATGGGGATATTTCTACAAAGTTATTTATGAGAGGAACTCCTCGTTATGAGGCGGGTTCTCGATTTAAATATACTCCAGATTACATAGATTTTACTTATAAAAATCTGGTTGAAGCCATCTCTGTTGCAATAGATAAACAAGCAAAAGAAGATGGAGAAGAGTATTTTACAGATACTCGTAGTAATGCTTATGTTGATACTGCCAGTGAACTTGATTTTGATGAATTGTCAAATGGCTGTGCAGATATCATCAATAATTTAATTGCAAGTAACTCAAGTGATGTATTTGAAAACTTCTACCAGCCCCGCATTATTCAAATAACGGATAAGTATTTAGGTAGAGGTCAAAAAATGAGCCAATGCTCAAGAGAGCAAGTTGAAGCACTTTCTCTTATTTTTGATGATTTAAAAACTCTGGCCGAGTTAAGTCCGAAATCTACATAATACACATCACCTGAGTTTGAATATTAAACATAATTTGAGGAAGAAGGTCAAAGAATTTTTTCTTTGACTTTTTTCTTTTTTTATGTTATAATAGATTATATAAGAAAAAATGGAGGAATAGGTGTGAAAGCTGCTTATGTAAAATGCTTATATTGCGGCGAGCGTTTTAACCGCAATGACCTAAACATTCCTACAAAACAAGTATCTGCAAGAAGATATGCACATCTTTCTTGTTGGGAAAAACATCAATCAGAAATGTCAAAAGAAGAAAGAGATATGGAAGCATTTTTTGAATATGTAAGAAATCTTTTTAAAGAAGATTATAATCATATTCTTACAAAAAAACTTGCAGAAAGATATGTAAAAGAAAATAATTATAGTTATAGTGGAATGTTAAAAACTTTAAAATGGTATTATGAAAAAGAAGGACACGATATATCAAAAGGAAATGGAAGTATAGGCATTATTCCATACATATATAATCAAGCCTTAGAATATTATTATGCTCTATATAAAGCACAAAAGATAAATGCATCAAAGGATGTTTCTCAATATATAAAATCTCCTATAAGAGAAATTACGATTGAGTCTCCAAGAACTTTTGTGCCATCGCCGCATTTATGGTTAGAGGAGGACGACAAAGAATGAACTCAAAATATTATGATGTTCAAAGCTGTATGCAAGTTATAGGAGATGTATTTATAAATCCAAATCTTTTAGATTTAGAAGAAAAATATAAATTTCACGAAGAAGATTTTCCGCAAGAATTTCATAAAATATTGTTTGGTTCTATCTATAATCTTCATAAACTTGGTGCAAAAGAAATCTCAGTAGAGGATATAGAACAATATCTTGAACAAAGACCAAAAAAATATTCTGTTTATAAACTTAATAAAGGTTCAGAATATCTTGAAAGTTTAAAAGAAATGTGTCAACTTGCGGCTTTTGATTACTACTATAATCGAATGAAAAAGATGACACTTCTAAGAATGTATAATAAAAATGTTGGGATAGATTTATCTTGGCTATATGACCCCGATAATGTGTTAGATGTAAAAAAGAAAGAGGCTCAAGAAGCTTGGTTTGATAATACATCTAT